GGTGCCGCACCCCACCCGAAGGATCTTCGACCCTGGGGGTGGGGGTAGGCGCCTCGCAGCCTCCGCTGGCTGGTCGCACACTGGCACGCGGCTAGGCGCGTGGCGTCGGTTGACCGGCCTTCGGTGAGCGTGAGTGGCTGGCGTGCCGTAACGCCGTTATGTGCGAGGGGGGTGGGGGTCATCGTCGTTGTCCTCCGTTGCTGCGTCCTCCGTCGAGGCGGCCGTGGCAGTGGCGGCAGGCGGTGATGACGTGGTCGGGGGTGTTCGGGTTGAGGCCGGCTGCTTCGAGCTGGTCGTGGGTGTGGGGCCAGTGGGCGAGGGTGAGGCCCTTGCCTTTGGGCCCGTCGCCGGGGTGCCCGCAGAGGACGCATCGGTAGCCGTCGCGCTGGAGGACCGTGGTGCGCAGGGATCCGCGCCATGCCCGGGTGTGGCGGTAGGTGCGTTGGCCTGGGTTACTGGGCATCGGCTGGTCCGGTTCGTCGCTTGGTGTTGCGGCGGGCGGCGGCTGCTTTGCCCTTGTCGCTGTGCCAGTAGCGGAGGCGGCGTGCTCGTTCGCGGTCGACCTTGGCTGCTTCTGCTCGGCGGTCGTCGTCCTCGCACACGGCGCAGATGCCGCTGGGTTGCTGGGGGTGGCGGGCGCAGCGGGGGCAGAGGGGGCGGTCGAGGTTGGCGTTGCGTTCGGCGAGCCACTCGATGGCGAGGTCGACGTCGCTGGGTGGGCGGCCCTTGGTGTTGGCCTTGATCCAGTCCTCGAGGTCGGTGGCGTGGAAGCGGTAGCGGTTGCCGATCTGGAGGGAGGGCAGGACGCCGGCGCGGGCGAGGTAGGTGACGTGCTTTGGGGTGAAGCGCAGGATGCGGGCGACGTCGGCGGGGGTGAGCAGCTCTGTGGCGATGGGTTCACGCTCGATGGTGGCTAGACGCCTCCTCTGTCCGTATCCGCTCACGAGATTTTCCGGGCGACGATCTGGTCTCGCTCGTCGGGTGTGAGGCCGCCCCAGACGCCGTACTCCTGGCGGCTGTCGAGGGCCCAGATGGCGCACTCGCGGCGGACGGGGCAGCTGCGGCAGATGGCCTTGGCGTCGGCCTGGTCGTCGGGGTTGTCGGAGAAGAACAGGTCGCCCTGGTCGGATGTGCAGCTGGCGTGGACGTGCCAGGCAGGGCGGATGGTGCGGAGGGCCTCGGCGAGGGGCGCGGGGTAGGGCGGCGGTGAGGTCGCGCCGTGGGGTCGGCTCATTCGGGGAGGACCTTGCGGATGGCGAGCACGCTGGTCCAGGGGACGATCCAGAGGTCGTCGCTGGAGGCGAGCAGGACGCGCAGGACGAGGGGGACGCCGTCGGCGGTGTAGATGGCGTCGACGAAGGTGCAGGGGGTGGGCCGCACGCCGGCCTGGAGGATCTCGATCTTCTCGCCGGCGGTGACGCCGACGTGCGTGAGAAGGTCGGTGGAGGTCATGCGGGCGTTTGGGTCACGGTGAGCGTGGTGGTGGCGGTGATGGCCGCGCCGTCGGAGCCGTAGATGGTGTCGGCGAGGGTGGCCTCGAGGTTGGCGTCGCTGTCGAGGCCGGGGATGCGCGCCGCGTAGGTGGCGAGGCGGCGCTGGATGGCGGTGGAGCGCGTGACGACGTCGGGGTCGGCGGCGTCGTCGGAGATGCCGGCGGTGACGGTCGCGGTGTCGACGGCTTGCTCGGCCCACTGGACGGAGATCTGGTGGTCGTCGGCGTAGACGAGCTCGTCGCCGTCGACGCCGAGGGCGCGGTGTGCGGTGCGCGAGAGCCAGATGGCGAGCCAGGGGGTGTTGTCGGCGCTGAGGCCGGCGGGTGGTGCGTGGCGCCAGTCGAGGTACTCGGGGAGCGTGACGTGCTCGAGGAGGTCGGCGGCGATGGCGTCGATGAGGTCGGTGGGGTCAGCGGTCGGCATGGCGGGTGCTCCTGTTGGTGGGCACCCTGTCCCTGCACCGTGAACGGTTCAGGGTCATGGTGCACGGGTGGGTGTCGGCAGGCTCCTGCACCCTGAACCTGCCCGGACCCCTACGGGGTCCGGGGACAGGGTCCGGTTCAGGGTGGTGGAGGCCGGTGGCCGACCTCGGCGGTTCGGGGTGGCGTTCAGGGTGTTCAGGGTGTTGGTTCAGGGTCATCAGAACTCGGGCGCGGTCCGCTCGGGAGGGAGGTCGAGGGTGTCGGCCGGGGCGGTGGCGGGGTCGCTGGCGAGGCTGTAGTAGAGGCCGTTCTTCGCGCCGGGCCGCTCGCGCAGCAGGCCGTCGCGGACGAGCTTGGTGAGCGCGACGTAGATGGTCTCGCGCCGGTAGCTCGAGCCGTAGACGGCCTTGAGCTGCGTCGGGACGTTGGACCGGGAGAGCTCGGCCGGGTGGTCCTGGAAGAGGCGCATGACGGCCTCCATGCAGTTCGTCGGGCCCTCCCACTCGCTGTCTTCCTTCCGGGTGACCGGGGTGGTCTCCCAGGTGAGCCGGCGGCCTTCGTCATGGGGGGTGATGTCGATGTCGGCGGCCGCTTCACCGACGGCGCCGATGTAGCCGTGGCGGTCCTTGCTGATCGTGAGGCGCAGCTTCGACGGCTCGTGCTTGGAGAGCGGGCTGATCGACTCGAGCTGGTAGGCGGCGCCGTCGACCGCGCCGAGCTTGGCGCCGGAGCCTCTCGCCCACCGGTTGCGGCCCTCGGTGCTCTTGGTGACGTGGTCGAGGAGCAGGACGCAGGCGCCGGTCCACGACAGGGGGCGGGGCACGGTGGTCCACCAGGCGAGCACGCCGGCGGCTTCGTTCTCCTCGTGGCCCTGCATGGCCATGGCGTCGGCGACGCCGTCGATGACGACGAAGTCAGCGTTGAGCCGTGCGGCGAGGCGGGGGAGGTGGGCGAGGCCGCGGCTGGAGAGGGGCCCGGGGCGCTTGTAGTGGAACCGGTCGATGATGACGTCCTCGGGGACGCCGAGGTTCACGAGGCGGCGCACGATGCGCCGTGGGGCGTCTTCGTAGTCGAGGTAGAGGACGACGCCGCCGGCGACGAGCACCTGGACGACGGCCATGAGCGCGATCCAGCTCTTGCCGAGGCTGGGTTCGCTCTGGATGACGTTGACGGCGGCGGGATAGAGCAGGTGGACGCCGTCGTTGCGGGCGAGGACGGTGGGGATGTCCTCGCGGTCGTCGGCGAGCGCGGCGGCCATGTCCTCGAGCTCGAGCTCGTCGGCGCCGGCGTGGGCTTCGGCGGCGGTGAGCCGCTCGATGATGTCGCCGGTCGGTTCGCCCTTGCGGGCGCGCTCGACGAGGTCGGCGCCGGCGGCGACCTGCCAGCGGCGCCGGGCGTGGTCGCGGACGATGTCGGCGTACTTCGGGGCGGAGCCGGTGAGGCCGGGCGCGCCCTGGAGCGCCATGAGCTTCGTGTTGCCGCCGGCGAGGTCGAGTAGGCCCTGGTCGCGGAGGAACGCCTGGACGGTGACGATGTCGGTGGGCTGGCCCTCGAGGTACAGGGCGAGGATCGCGGCGGCGATGGTGCGGTGGCCGGGGGCGTAGAAGTCGTCGGGGCCGAGCGTGGCGAGCGCGTCGGCGGATGGGCGGTGGAGGAGGGCGGTGCCGAGCAGCGCGGCTTCGGCGTGCTCGTCGTAGGGGAGGGGGCGCGCGCCGTTGGAGCCCTCGGCGGGCTCGTCGCGCGTGGCGCGCCGCTCGGCGGTCGCGGCGGTCAGGTGGGGACCTCCGCCGGCGTGGTTCGCCAGCGCGTCTCGTGGTGGCGCTCGCGCCCGACGTCGTGCATGTAGCCGAGGAGGTACTCGTGGGCGTGGCTGAACGTGCGCAGCCATCGGTCCTGCCCGGGGCGCCAGCCGCGCCACTCGAGGTACGTGGGGAGGGGCGGCCCGTAGGTGCGGCTGGAGCGGCGGGTCTGGACGGCCCAGACGATGTCGTCGACGTGGCGACGCTCGGGGCGCGACTCGGTCTCGCAGGTGGCGAGCAGCTCGCCGAGGACGTTGCCCTCGCCGTGCCAGCTCTTCGCGCCGAACCTGCAGTGCTCGTAGAGGTCGGCCTCGTCGCTCGTGCACCAGGCGCGCCCGCGGTACGGGCCGGGTGCGGCGAGCGTGACGGCGTAGGTGCCGTCCTCGGCCTTGATGGTGACGTTGCCGCGGCGGCTCAGTCGATCGAGGACCAGCGCGGCGTTCGGCCGGTCGTCAGCCATGACGTGCCGCCTTCTGTGCGTCGCGGTAGTCGCCGACGGCGTCGGCCAGGTGCTCGACGTTGCCGGTAGTGCCGGCGGCGAGGAACGCCTCGACGACGGTGGCGAGCACGTTGGCCTTGGCGCGCTCGGTGTTGCGGCGCACGAGCTCGGCCGAAGGCCCGGTGGGTTCGCCCCAGCCCATCATCGCCTCCCGCCGCAGTGGGTCTTGTGCCAGGCCGACGAGTCAGGGTGTCTCGACCCGCACTTCTCGCAGCCGTCGGGCGTGACGCCGCGCGCCTTCAAGACCCACATCGCCTCCTGCAACGCGAGGCGCACAACGGCGACCTGATCGTCGGTGCGATAGCCCTTCTCGACTAGGTGGACGAGCAGAAACGTCGTGTCGGCCAGCCGGTCGAGGGCATCGAGCGCATCGCCCTTGAACTTGCTGAGAAGTCCACACGCCGCGCAGCGGTGGAAGTGGCGGTTGTTCGTCTCCGTGCACGCCACGTCGCTCGAACCGCACGACGGGCAGCGGAGCGCACTCCGCCGCCGCTCGGCCTCAGTCGCCATCGGCCAGCCTCCGCAGCTCGGACGCTATGGCTCGCTTCTCGTTGGCGGCGTTGACGGACAGCGGGTCCATCGTCGTGCACGACTGGCCGGCGGCACGCTTGGCGCGATGCCAGATGACGTCCGCCTCGGCGGCGAGGACGTCGGCGCGGGCATGGAGCTCGACAGTCGTTATGGCCGGTTCGGGCATCTCACATCTCCTGGGGTGGGATCGCGTCCATGTCGGGGCGCTCGGACAGGTCGACGTCGAGTGCCAGAGCGGCCCAGCAGACGCGCAGCTCCTCGTCGGTGTGCTCGTCCTCGTAGCGGCGGCACATCGGGCACCAGTCGCGCATCCACCCCTGCGCCTCGGGATACATCCGGTCGCCGTTCACTTGATCGTCTCCGCTTCGAAGGCCTGCGGGAACGCCACCGGCCACGGCCAGTCGTCGCGACGGCACAAGAACCTGGCCTCGAAGTCGACCGGCCACCCGTGCGTGTTCGCGGACCAGCCCTGGGGCACCTTCGTCGTCCACGTCGGCACGAGCCCCGCGCCGACGAGCAGCGCGCGGAGCGTCCGCACGTCGCTGGTCCAGCGGTGTTCCCACCCGTCGGGGACGCCGCCCTTGACCGTGTAGTGGGTCCACTGGACCGACTCGACGGCGCTGGCTCGCTCCATGTCGGGAGCGGAGATGTAGAGGATGCCCTTGGGCATCATCACGCGGCGTAGGTCAGCGAGCGCGGCGGGGACCTGCTCGAGGTCGATGTGCTCGATGAGGTGCGAGCACTGGACGTACTCGAAGGCGCCGTCGCGAAACGGCAGGCCGGGCAACATGGCGCGGACGTCGACCGGCCATGCCTTGGCGTCGGCGTAGAGAAACGTGGGGCTGCCGGTGCGTGCGCCGCTGCCGATGTTGAGCGCTGTGTGCTTCGTGGGGGGCTCGTTCATCGGCGGCCGCCGATGATCAGCAGGCGCAGGCGGTACCGCCAGTAGTCGAACTGCGCTCGGAGCGCCGGCCGGCATCGGCACGGGTCGTGCGTGCAGTGGAACCCGTGGGCGAGGCTCGGGCCGTCGTTCGCCTTGAGGTCGCTCATCGGCGCTCCACGTCCTCGTGCCGGCTGATGCGGTACAGGTCGTCGACGCGGGCGCGCTCGGCGTCGAGCCACTCGCGCAGCACGCGGACCTCCGTGGCGGCGTGGGAGGCGTCGCCCTGCCACTTCGCGATCGCCTCGGCGAGGACCTCGAGCGAGGAGCGCGGGAGGAGGATGCCCGGGGGCCGGGGGCCGGCCTCGCCGTCGAGGACGGTGAGCCAGGTACCGTCGTCCATGAGGTAGTCGTGGGTGCCGTCGTGGCGGTTGCGGGCGACGACGAGGCGTATCTCGTTGCGCTGGAGCGTCTCCCAGCTGTCGACGACGTGGGCCTTGAAGCCGCTCATCGGCCGGCGTCCTTCGGGACCACCTCGAGATGGTGGATCGGGAGGCCGCCCCAGGTGCTCATCCAGAGGGTGGCGCCCTGGGCGAGCGCGGCGACCTCGATCTCGTCGAGCTGGTAGGCGACGTGGAAGATGACGCCGCGCACCGGCACGCCGTCGTCACGCTCAACGACGATCGGCGCGACGAGAGCGGGGCACGGGATGACGTCGGGGCCCTCGTGGGGGCCGCCGATGGTCTTGGCGACCTGCTCAGCACCGTCGCGCTCGGTCCAGAAGGCGGCCTGCGCGTCGGTCGGCTCGACGGGATTCACGGGCGACCTCCGAGGGCGTGGCGGATGAGCGCGGCGGTGACCGCGGCTGCGCCGGCGAAGAGCGCCGTGAGGGTGGCGGCGGCGCCGACCACGAGCACGACGCCGGCATGCCGGCTCGGCGACATCTCGAAGGGGCGCGTCATCGGCGCGCCGCCGGCGTGGCGGCGTCCTCGTCGGTGCCGCGCTCGTGGATCGTGTACGGGTCGCGGCCGGGCCCGTGGTTCGGGGCGTAGGGGCGTTCGCCGTCAATCTGGAAGAACTCGCACGTCTCGTGGCGCTCGACGAGGAGGACCTGCTCGAGGAGCCAGCGGCGCCATGCGCGCTCGTCGTACGCGGCGGGCGGGACCGGCATGTAGTGCAGGACGCCGCGGCGCCGCTCGGGGTTGTAGGCGTCGGGGCCGACGACTCGGATGATGAGGGTGAGGCCCTCGCTGCCCTGGCCGCGGTCGAGGTCCTCGAGTGAGAAGGCCCAGCCGCCGCGGTACTCGATCTGGTCGACGAGCTTGTAGAGCGCGACGGGGTGCGGCGCGGTCTGGGTCATGGGCTTCATGGGCGGATGCTCCTGACGAGGTGGCGGGCGCGCCGGGCGGTCGCCGTGGTGCGCGGGAAGGGGTCGATGTGGGGCAGCGGGTTGCGGTCGGGTCGTGCCCATGGGCGCAGCCACCGGTTGACGAGCTCGGCGGCGATGAGCTGCACCATCGGCGGGTCGTCGGCGAGCGAGCGGGGGATGACCTGGGTGCCGGCGTAGGCGACGAAGCCGAGGTTCTGGCGTACGACGACGACGGGCGCGAGCGCGGTGAAGTGGCCGCCGTAGCCGAGGTAGTAACTGGTCTCGATGCGGACGGTGACGTCGCCGGCGACGTCGGGCGGAACGCCGGCGACGAGCGTGAGCTCGGGCACGGGCGGCATCAGCTGGTCGCCGCGAGGAGGAACCGGGCGGTGTGCGCGAGCACGGTGGCGAGGCCGAGGGCGTCCTCCGGGGACATGAGGAGCCGGACGGTGACCTCCTCGTCGGAGTGGTTCCGGCGCGCCGGCCACTCGAGCGCGACGGCGCGCTGGTAGCCGGACCCGTCGCGCCGCATCGTCTCGACCGCGCCGGTCTGGTAGTCGCCGACGGCGGAGAGGAGCCAGTCGGTGCCGCGCAGGTCGAACATGGCGGCGATGAGCGGCCCGGTCGGGTCGTCGGGCAGCGGGCGGATCGGGTCCTCGGGCACTAGGCGACCTCCTGGTCGTAGAGCGTCGGCCAGGGAAGGCCCTTGAGCGACGTGATGAGCGGCGGGAGGCCGGGGTGGCGGTGGTACCAGGCGATGCCGGCGGCGCGGAGCAGCCAGGCGTCGGCCTCGTCGTGGTTCTGCGCCGGCGAGCCGAGCAGCTGGGCGCGCTCGAGCATCTGGGCCTTGGTGGCGTTGCCGGTACCGGCGCCCCACGCCTTGAGCGACTTCGGCGGGACGGCGATGTAGGGGACGTTCAGCTCGTAGAGCTGGAGGCGTACGACGCCGCCGAGCTCGGCGATCACGGCGGCGGTGGCGCCTTGGCGGCCGCCGAGGCTGTAGCCCTCGAGGACGACGAGCTGCGGGCGGCCGGCGGCGAGGCGGAGCCGGATCTTGGAGCCGATCTCGTGGAGGCGGGCGGCGGGGTCGTGGGCGCCGTGCTTGCTGGTGATGCTGATGGTGCGGCCGTCGGGGAGCGCGAGGCCGGTTCGTTCGGTGGAGAGGTCGAGGCCGGCGATGCGGATCACGAGGCGCCGCCGAGGAGGTCGAGCTGGCCGGGGCGCTCGAGCACGGTGAAGGCACGGATGCGGTACCCGGGCCCGGTGCTCACTCCCCAGACGCCGACCGTGCGGAGCCCGTCGACCTGGACGGGCACAACGTGGTGCAGGAGACCGACGCGCCCGCCGGGCGCGAGAGCAGCTGCGCACTCGCGGAGCAGGACGGTGGGGGTCGGGTACTGCTTGCCGAGGCCCCAGAGCTCCTCGGCATAGTCGTCGCCGTAGGGCGGGTCGGCGAGGATCCAGCGGCACGACGCGGGCCGGATCGGGAGCCACCGGACGTCGGCCCGTACGGCTGCGCCGACGTCGGCGCGCAGGTCGAACGTGAGGGGCGCGCGCATCGTGCCGGAGCAGAGATGGACGAGCGCGCTGAGGTCCTGGCATCCGAGGAGCCGGGCGGCCGCCTGGACGAAGCCGACGGGGTAGCCGCCACCCTCGGGCATGTGGCCGAGCTCGAGCGCGGGTGCCATCGAGAACATCGGGGAGTGCCCGGTGCTGCAGCCCTCGCCGTCCTTGCCTTGCCGGCCGGCGGCGGAGAGCTTCCGAGCGGAGCGAGCACGGCGCTTCTCGCGCTCGATCCCCTGCGGGGTGCGCTTGGTCTCCCGGCGGCCGCTGACCGCGTCGTCGACGTTGTGGCCACGGCGCAGCGCGTCGATCATGCCGGACCCACCAGGTGCGCACTCATCCGTGTGAGCGCCGGCGTTCATCGACTGGGTCACGTCCCGACTCCAGCGAAGAGGCGGCCGTCAGCGAGCGGCCGGTTCGACCAGAGGACCTCTGTCGACTGCGGCAGATCGCCCGACGCCCGGTTGCTGCTGCGCCGCACGAGCTCGCGCTCGGTGCGGTCCCAGTCGCCGTAGAGGTCGTCGTAGAGCGGCGACGGGTAGCCCGACAGCAGGACCGTGGCGGGCGTGTCGTGGAGAGCGCCGGCGAGGCGGTGGTGGCTCTCCCTGTCGCCGAACTCGACGGCGTAACCGGAGCCGTTGACCCGGGTGGACAGGAGGTAGGGCGGGTCGACGTAGATGACGGCGTTTTCGGCTTGCCGTACATGGCGATGATGTCGACGGCGTCGCGGTTGTCGATGGTGACGCTGCCCAGGCGGTGGGCGACGGCGGTCAGGTGAGCGATCCGGTTCTGCACGGTCTTGGCCTCGCCGTTCTGGCACTCGACTGACGACGACCAGCCGTTGCGGGCCCGGCCGCTCTTGTTGAAGCCCTGGTTGACGACGACCCACCAGCGCCGAGCGCGCTCGAGGTCGCTGAGCGGGCAGTCCAACTCGGCGGCGGCGAACTCATCGCGGGCGTACGGGGTGAGCGAGCAGGCGCGGGCGAGGTCCTCGGGGTGGTCGCGGAGCATGCGGAAGAAGGTGACGATGTCGCCGTTGACGTCGTTGATGACCTCGTGGACAGCGGGCTTCTTGGCGAAGAGGACGGCGGCCGATCCGGCGAACGGCTCGACGTAGATGCGGTGCGGGGGCAGCAGCGACGCGATCCAGGGCGCGAGGCGGGCCTTGCCGCCGTAGTAGGCGAACGGCGGCTTCATGCGGCGGCTCGGAGCCGGATGAGCGTGCGGCGGCGACGGTCGGGCTGGTAGGTGCGGTCGCGCCACCAGCCGGCGACGAGGAAGCAGTAGCCGGGGTTGGTGCTGGCGACCTTGGCGGCGTCGACGTAGGTGGACCATCCGTCTCGGGGGGGGGTCGGGATGGGCAGAGCCCAGAGGGCAGCGGTCAGCTCCATGGCGGCGAGGATCAGGTCGCTGGAGAGGCCGGCGCCCTCGTTGCGGAACACGCTGCAGCGCCAGCTGTCGAGGCGGTCCTGCGGGTACTTGGGCCAGGTGGTGACCCACGTAGCGCGCTCGCACGGCGTGACGAGCACGAGCTTGCGGTTGGGGCCGCCGACCTTCCCGGAGCCGATCGAGGTCGGCCGGCGGCTGTAGTGGCGATCGGTGAGGGCGCAGGCGGCCGCGTCAGTGGAGCGACGGACTTGCCAGATGCCGGCGTCGAGGCCCGGCAGGGTCAGCGCAGTCATCGGAGGGTCGCCTCGGCCTGGGCCTTGCGGTTGCGGCGGGCGCGCCGCACGCTGGCGAGCTTGTCGACGCGAGCGGCTTCGACCCGGTCGCGGTGGGCGTCGATCTCGGCGGCGACCTCGCGGGCGTGGTCGCGCAGCAGGGTCGTCTCGCGCAGCGTCCCGGCAAGGCCGACCGCGCCGAGCTGCCCGAACTGCGGCAGGTGCTCGAGCGCGTCGGCGGTGAAGAGCAGCGCGCGGCCAATCCGGGCGCAGCCGTCAAGCGTGAAGGTGAGGTCGAGCCTGACGTGACCGTCGAGCGGAGCGTGAGCGAAGGCGTCGTCGTGCATCTACGCGCCGAACTTCTTGAGGAAGCCGGACCGGTGGTATCTGCCGTCGCCGGAGCCCTTCGCCTTCTTCGCCGGCCGCCGGAACTCGTCGACGGCGACGCAGGTGGCGTGGTGGGGCATGTACCGCTCGACGCCCTCGTCGAAGAGCTCGCGGTTGTTCTCGACGCGGCACTCGTCGACGAGCCGGCCGCGGAAGTGGACGCGCTTGCCGGTGAGCACGACGTTGCCGTCGGGGTCGGGGTGCACGTCGAGCGGCATGAGCTTCCCGGCGGGGGTGAGCGCCCAGCGGACTGGCTGGCGGCAGGCGGCGGCGGTGCAGATGCTCACCGGAGGGCCTCGGGGAGCCGGTCGAACGGGGTGACGGCGCGGGGACGGGGGCTCTTGCGGGCGCGTCGGCCGGCCTCGGAGCGTGCGCTGTCGACGTGCTGGCGGTGCATGTCGGCGGCGAGGCGGCGGGTGCGGCGCGGGATGCCGCGCCAGCTGCACGAGCAGGTGGCGATGTACCCGTGCCGCGAGAGCGTCTCGACGGCGAAGCGGTGGATGCTGGCCTTCACGGCGTCGGCTCCTCATCGGCGTCGGCCTGGCCGCTCGCGTTGGCGTCCTGGGCGGCCGCTCGGGCCTCGCGGACGGCCTTGCGAATCGAGTCGGGCAGCGCGAGCAGGACGTCGTCGGGGATCGCGAGCACGATCGGCGGCATCCAGCCGATGCCGTAGACCTCGAACGCGATGCCGAGCGCTGGGTGCGCGACGCCGTCGATGACGATCGTGGTGCCGCCGTACTGGACGTCGATGGCGATGATCGGCCGCGGCTCTTCGAAGGGCGGGGCGGCAGGCTGGCCGAGGATGGGGACGCCGCCGCCGAGGTCGACGGCGCCGGAGAGATCGGCCATCAGGGGGCCGTCCAGATCACGGCGGGGCCGGCGGTGAGCGTCCCGACCGGGCCGGGCGCGCCGTGGCGGGCGACGGGGCGCCCGGCGAAGACGACGAGCAGGATGACGATGACGATGGCGATGACGAGCACGGCGACGGCTCTCACGTCAGGGCGCCTCGAGGCGCAGCGCCCAAGCGTGGTGCCCCAGCTCGTCGAGCAGCCGGCTCATGGCCTCGGCGTCGGTCTTGGTCTGCAGGACGGCGGTGCGGAACTCCTCGACGCCGTTGGGCTGCACGGCGAGCAGCCACCGGTCCGTGGGGGCCGGGGGGGGGGTCGGCAGGCGTCGGCTTGGCGGCGGGCCGGCGGGGCGCGGGCTTGGCGGCCGTGCGCGGCGGCTTCGGTGTGGCCGGCTCGGGCGCGTGGGAGCGGCCCTGGTGGATGGCGAGGCCGGTGGGGCTGGCGAACGTGCGCGGGCACGACGGGCAGGCGTGGCTGGCCGGCTGGGCGGGAGCCTCGGGCTCGGTGGTCTCGGTGATGGTCACGGGCGATGCCTCCTGGGCTGGTCGGGGTGGGGCGGCCGGCGCGGCGGGCGTGCCGTAGAGCTGGCGCTTGGCCGCGGCGATCTGGGCGCGTCCCGCGCTCATCCGAACGCCGCCTCGAGGACGGCCTTCGCTGCGCCGAGCCGCTTGAAGAGGTCGGGGTCGCCGCCGACGTCGGGGTGCAGCGCCTTCGCCGCGTCCTTGTAGAGCGACAGGGCGAAGGCAGGGTCCTCGGCGACCTCGACGAGCCAGCCGGGGTCGCCGGCGTGCTCGGCGATGAAGCGGGCTGCCTGCTCGACGGTCATGGCCCCTGGCCCGACGGCGATGCCGGAGCCGAGCTCGCGATAGCCGGCGTACTGCTGGCCGCGCTCGGCGATCCCGTAGCGCTCGACCTTGCGGAGCGCCTCGAGGCCGAGCGCGATGGCGCGCAGGTTGTGCTGCCAGCCGGGGCCGCCGCGGTAGCCGGGCGCCTGGAACCGGTCGGTCGCGTACACGAGCGACCCGTGGGCGCGGCTCTCGATGGTGAGGATGACGCCGGGGTGGTTGACCTTGGCGTCGGCGCGGAGCTGCCCGTCGAGGCGGACGTCGCGGTCGCTGGCGTCGACCTGCAGCGTGACTTCGCGGCATCCGAGGTGGACGAGCTCGCGGTCGAGGATGTCGAGCGTGTCGGCGTAGCTGCCGCTGAACGGGCTGCGCGGGCGGTCGGCGCCGGCGGTCTTGAACGAGTCGGGCCACACCTTGATCGGGCGGAAGGTCAGCAGCACGTCAGGACCCCCCCCTGAGCACGGCGGCGGGCGCGTAGTCGGCGAACATCGCCAGGTCACCGCGGAGGACCGCGCCCACTGCGAACGCTGAGGCGGGGCAGACGAGGCCGAGCTGCTCGAGCGAGGCGACCTGCGCGGTGAGCAGCGTCGTGGCGCTGACGGCGGCGAGCAGGGTGCGCTCGTCGTGGAGGTCAAGCCGTCCCGCGCCGAAGAGGTCGCGGATCGTGGCCGACACCTGGTCGGCCTGGGAGCGGATCAGCGGCGAGGCGTGGTCGAGGTCGCCGGCGCAGTCGCGCAGAGCGCCCGCGACGAGCGACCAGTCGAGCGGCGCCGTCACAGCACACCGCTGGTGACGTTGAGCGTGATGACGGGCCGGAAGTGGCTGTCGCCGACGAGCGCGGCGTAGGTGGTGTCGGCGGTCCACAGCTCGCACGGGAGGTCGGCGCCGAGGCAGAGCGTCTGGTGGCTGGTGTCGGCGAGCCGGCCGACGGCGTCGATGACCTCCTGCTCGTCGACGTCACAGCCGTCGTCGAGGAGGGCGGTCAGGAGCAGCTGCACGTCGCGGGCGTGGTCGATGTCGGCCATCAGCGGAACCTCCACCAGTCGAGGAGCCGGTGCACGGTGCCGATGCCGGCGACCACGAAGAACGTGACGCCGAGCAGCGCGAGGCCGGGGTCCTGCAGCTGCACAGACCGGCCGAGCGCGACCGCGCCGAGCGCAGCGCCGGAGGCCCAGAAGGCGGGGTGGTCGTCGATGTTCACGGCTGGCCGGCCTTCGCGGCGGTGTCCTCGGCGAACGAGACGAGCAGCTCGCACAGCGCGTCGCGCCCGGCGAGGTCGTCGAGCGACCCGGGGGCTTCGTCGCCGTCCTCCTTTGCGAGCCGCTGCGCTTCGGCGAGCAGGGTGGTGACCTTGACGCCGAGCTCGCCGAGGAAGGCACGCCAGTCGTCGCCGGTCCACTCGTACGACGGCGTGTCGTCGTCTGCCCCGTCGCCGGCCGGGGGGGCGGGGGCCCCGACCGGCGACAGGTCCGGCGCGGCCGCCACCGCGACGTCCGCGGGCTGCTCGGTGACGAGCCGCGGCGACTCGCCGCTGTCGTCGACCCAGAGCTTCCCCTGAGCGATGGCGACCAGCGCCTCGAGGACGAGGCTGCCCTCCGCTGCGTCGATGTCCTTCGCGCTGGTCTTGACGCCGTTCGTGACCGCCGCGATGACCTGGTGGTGGTCGACGCCGGCCTTCTGAGCGCGCATGGCGATCTGCTGCGCCCGCGACGTGACGATCTCCTCGGGCTCGCCGGTGGGCGCATGCTCGTCGGGCTCCGGGATCGGCGGCGCCTCGGGCTCGGTGGCGGTGACGTCGACCGTCTCGCCGGGCAGCGGCGGCGACGGGACGTCCTCGACGCCGGCGGTGAGCGGCTTGGGGCGCTGGCGGCGCGCCCGGGGCTTCGCGCTGGCGGTCGCGGCGCGCACCGTCGGCGCGGCGGCCGGCGCCGGCGGGAGCTCGCCAGGCGCCTCGAGGTCGTCGTCGCCGAACCCCCACCCGGCTTCGACCTCCTCGGTCGCGTAGCTCATGCCGGCGAGGACGTCGGCGAAGACCATGCGGGCCAGCTCGCCGGTGGCGCGGGCGAGGAGCATGGCCCGCGGGTACTTCTTGTGGTTCTCGTTGTTCTGCAGGCCGGCCTTGACGACGTCGTCCTGCGTCCACGTGACCTTGGTGGCGTGGTCCTCGCCGGCGCGCTGCCCGACGAGCGTGACGCGGGTGTTGCTGGATTCCTCGACGCGGATCGTGTGGCCGGCGCGCTGGATGAGGGCCCGCATCAGCTCGGAGCGCATCGCGGTGCGGCCCTTGATGAAGTCGATCTTCTGGAGCGACTCGAAGGCGGAGATGCCGAGCTCGTGGCCGCGGATGATCGTGGCCATGACGGCGTCGGGCTTCCCGCGGATGTCGGCCGGGATGAACGGCGTGAGCGCGATGGCCTTCGCGAACTCGAAGCACGACTGCCACAGCTCGAGCTCCTCGCGGAGCCCGACGCGGGCGGTGAACGGGTCGAACGCGGCCAGCTCGTTGCTGGGCGCGGCGGGGACGAGGCTCATGGGGCGACCGCCGGGGGGATGAGGGCCTCGCCGATGAGGTCGCGAGACCGGGCTTGGAACATGGCGACCTGCTGCACGTACAGGAACGCCCGGTGCTCGGTGACGTCGGCCTCGACGGGGTACAGGTCGTAGCCGTCGGCGCGCAGCCACAGCACGTGCACCGAGTCGAACTCCGGCATCGGGACCTCGACGCCGTCGTCGTCGACGTAGAAGTCGGCGAACCGGTAGCCGGCGAGCTGCAGGGCGACCTCGCCGAACGGGCCGGACCGGCTGGTCTTGATGTCGATGAGCGAGAACCCCAGGTGCGCCGCCTTGCGGAGCCGGCAGCCGAGGTCGAGGGTGCCGCCGTACATGTGCTTGCGGGAGAACACGGGCAGCTCGACGATCTCGTCGTACGGGTCCCAATCGGCTCGGAAGTCCATGTAGCTCTGGACGTGGCCCTTGAGCTCCTCGGGGACGACGACCTCTTCGCCCTCGGCGAGCCGGCGGGCGATGTCGTGGACCTCGGTGCCGCGGTTGCCGGCCTTGTCGCGCTGGCTGTTCGGCAGGCCGGAGAGGGCCTTGGCGATGGCGGTGCGCGACAGCTTCTCGGGCAGCGGCCGCTTCGCCTCGACGGCGAGCTCGCGGATGGCCTCGACGAGCTCGTCCGCGTAGTAGTGGCCGTCCTTGCCCTTGCTGAGGTTGTCGGCGACGAAGTCGGCGACGGACCCGGCGGCCCATCCGATCAGCGCAGGCTTGGGGAGCCCGTCGCTGATGATGGTGGTGACGCCGGAGACCTTCATGGTGCCGCCGTCGTCGTCGATGACGCGGTGGTAGGAGTGGTTCCGGCCGTGGTTCTTGCGGACCCACGTGCCCTTCGGCGGCGGCTTCTTGGCGGCCATCAGAACGGCTCGTTCACGGTCTCGGCGGCGGCACGCGCTGCGGTGACGATCTCGGGGACCGGCCGCTTCGCTCGCTCGGCCCGGCGCGCCAGCTCGTCGGAGAGCGCCTCGACGTGGCCTCGCATGAGGTTGAACGACGAGCGGACGTCGTCGAAGTTGCGAGCCAGCTGCCGGATCTGCTCGTCGCGCTGGTCGACGCCGCGGGCCAGCCCGTCCCCGGCCTCATCGGCGGCCTCGGCGACGAGCTCGGCTTGGTCGCCGAGCAGGCGCGCCATCGGCTGGCCGATGAACTTGGCGAGCCCGTCGATCATGCCGCGCAGCGCGGCGTACTCGGTGTTGGCCCGGCCGGTCTGCGCAAGCGCGTAGTCGACGGGGTTCGCCGTCGAGTGCAGGTGTGCGAACGGGGTCGCACCACGGCGCGCGTTCAGCCGCGCCGACTCGACGGCGCCGCAGTCCATCCGGCGCGGCTGGTCGTAGTCGAGACGGCCCATCAGCGGGCCTCGACGAGCGAGAGCACCGCGGCGTTCACCGCGTGCGACGCCGCCATCGTGTCGGCCAGCACGTGCGCCGGCAGCTCGGAGCGGTGCTCGACCAGCCACGCCGACAGCCGATCGACGGTGTCGGCCTGGACGTCGTGCATCCCGGCGAGGTCGTGCACGTGCGCGGCGCAGAACCACAGACCGCCACCGGCGTCGAGACCGGCGAGCGAGTCGTCGGCCCGGAACCACGTCGAGCACGACATGCACGGGACGAGGCCCAGCAGGCGGAGCGCGTTGGCCTGGGCCACCAGCTGCTGCGTCGTGCTCTCGACGCGCCGCGCCAGATGGTCGAGCTTGCGGCTGAGGTCGGCGACCTGGCCGACGAGCGGCGGGCCCTCGCCGGCGGTGGGCAGGTCGACGCCGACGATCTCCTCGAGGTTCGCGATGCGGCCCATGCGCGCCGCGGTCTCCTGCGCGGCGTCCGTCATCGCGCCGCCTCGATGGTCGGGGGGGGGAGGGGCGTCACGCGTCGACCAGGTCGGCGGCGCGCTTCATGGCGGCGTCGACGATGGTGGACCGGTTGCGGTGGGCCTCCTCGTAGGCGGCGACGTGCAGGACGTGCTCGCGCTCGTCGGCCTCGAGCACGTGCGCAATGACGGCGCGGGCGGGGAGGCTCTCGTAGTCGGCGATCGGCGACCGGTTGGTGCGCCGGCCGGCCTCAAGCTCGGCGACCGCGTCGGCGTCGGCCTTGGCGTCCGCGGCGATCTGCTCGGCGGTGCGCTCGTCGACCTCGGGCGGGGGCGTGTCGTACTCCCACTCGTCGTCGACGATCTCGGCATCGACGACGTCGTCGTCCTCGGCGGGGAGGGGCGGCAGGCCGGCGGCCTCGCGCTTCTCGGCGTCGAGGATGGCGACGCCGAACTCGTCGACGTCGACCGCGGGCGGCAGGTCGGGCGGCTCGACGTCGTCGATGTCGAGCTGGCCGGTGCGGGCCTTGTCGGCCTCGCGGTAGGCGGTGCGGCACTCCTGCAGGTACCGCTGGGCGACGTCGAAGTCGACGACCTCCCACATGTCCTGCACCTTGTAGGTCTCGAGGTAGAGCAGGCCGTCGTCGACCTCGTCGAAGCCGCCGGCGCGCTTGACCTTCGCCTCGACGACGAACACGACGCGGTCGCCGACGGTGTGCTCGCGCGTGCTGCGGTTGCCGGTGCCGACCAGGTTGGTCTTCATGCCGATCGGCTTGCGGCCGTGGTACTCGGGGAGCTCGAAGACGAGCTGCGTCGTCTCGGGTTCGGGCTCGGGGGCCTTGATGGCCACGTCGGCCTGGTCGTCGGGCATGGTCGTGCTCCTTTTCGTGCGCGGCGCGGAGAGCCGCTGGTGTGCGGTTGGTGCGGTGGGCGACCGGGGCCGCCCGGCTGGTGTCACCTGGGTTGGAACTCAGCCGGGCGGCGGCCGCTCCGACGCCGACGACGAAGCACTCGAAGGCCGACGGCGGCTTGATGACCGGGACATCACGGCGCTGCGACCTGCGCGCGCACGGGCTCGATCCGGCTCGTCTCGATGAAGGCGACGATGTCGGAGCGGCGGAAGCGGTAGTAGCCGTTCGGGAGCTTGAGAGCGGCGATCTTGCGCTTCTCGACCCAGTCCTTCACGGTGTTCCCGGAGACGCCGATGAGCTCCCCAGCTTGCGCTGGCGTCAGGTCGTAGGGCTCGGGCGTCTGCACGACGTCATGAGTATCAAAGACTGGTTCAGATTACAAGGCTGTAGTTTGTAGATTCTCCATGATTCTCCACACCTACCCTTGTGTAAGCGTCAGAAGTTGCCGATACTGTCACCCATGGCACGATCGAAGCCTCTGAGCCCAGCGCAGGAGCGCGCTCGCCGTACCTTCACGGCGATCCGCCAGCTGCGGGGCTACACGCACCAGCAGGTTGCCGAGCTAGCGGGTGTCTCCCGCGGCTTCGTCGAGTCGAAGAGCTGCGGCAACGCAGCCATCGACGTCAAGGACATCGAACTCCTCGCCCAGGCGCTCGACGTCTCCGAGCACGTGTTCCTGATGGAACCGGCCGAGGCGAAGATGGTGGTCGCCCGGGCGGACTTCGAGCGAGAGCCGGCGCGTAAGGCGGTCGGCGCTGACAGTCCTACCATTTGGTATAGAGAGCCGCGCGAGGGGCGGCACCTGGCCCGCGGCCGCCTCACGCTGGTCTCGTCGGTGGCGTCGTGACCGCCGCGGCACGCCTCGCTGAACAGCTCGGCGACACGCGAGACGCCGACGGCCTCTGGAGCCTCGCCCGTGCGCTACACCTGGTCGCGCTCGAGCTCGACACGACGATCCTCGGTCCGGCCCAGCACCGGCTCAGCGACGGAGTGGGGAGCGACGACCACCTGGGCTTCCTGCAGACAGCCGGCGAGGTCGCGGGCCTGCAGTCGGCCAGCCGGTTCCTGCTGCAGGTCGTCGACCAGCTGCAACACGAGGGCGACGCCCGGCGGCTGCCTGACGTGGCATGAGCGAAACGCCTATTGCGCAGGTGGTCGCGCTTCGGCGTACAGTCCCGGCCCAGCGGGGAGCCCCACCAGCCGATTCTGACCTTCCGACGCCGCACGCGATGCATGTCCTCCCTGCCCGCGCGGGCGATCACGGAAGGGACATCATCGACTTGTTCACCCTGGACCCCTACATCGACGCGTACGTCCGCGAGCGGCGCCAGAAGGGCGAGGTCGCGCCGAGCACCATCAGCGACCTGCGCTCGAGGCTGCACAGCCTGTCGGTCTCGTTTGGCGCCCGGCCCATCACGCGCTTCGGTGAGGTTGCCGTCGACCGGTGGCTGCGCACGATCGGCCACATGCGGCCCGCGAGCAAGCGCGCGTACCTCTCGACGGTCAAGACGTTCGCCCGATGGATGGTGCGCCGTGGCCACCTTCGCCAGGACCCGACGGAGGACTGCGCCCGGATCCGAGAGCCGCGCCGGGACCCACGGGCCCTGCCGGCGGCGGTCGTAGCGCGGCTGCTCAACAGCCGGCCAGACCTCCGGAGCCAGGCGATTCTGTGGCTCATGCTCGGAGTCGGCCTGCGCTGCTGCGAGGTCGCCTGGCTGCGCGTCGAGGACTTCGACGCCATCGGCCTGACGCTCTTCGTCATCGGCAAGGGCAGCCACGAGCGGACCCTGCCGGCGCCGCAGATCCTCGGCTCGAAGCTCAACGCGTACATCCGCTCGACGAGCTCGACGAGCGGGCCGCTGATCCGATCCGAGACCAACCCCGCGCACGGGCTCGAGCCGGCGAGCGTCTCCCAGCTCGTCACCGGCTGGATGTGGGAGTGCGGCATCAAGCACCGGCCCCACGACGGCATCTCGGCCCACGCGTTGCGCCACACGTGCCTCTCCGACGTCGCCGAGGTGTGCAAGGACATGCGGGTGGTGATGGCGCTCGGCGGCCATTCGAACCTCGCGACGGCGTCGGTCTATCAGCAGCGAATGGAGCTCGAGAGGATGCGCGACGCCGTGGAGGGGCGCACGTACCAGGCGGCCTAGTTCTCGGTCTGGCGGTACCGTGAAGCCCAGACCGGCGCCCGTGCGCTGGGGCCACGGACAACGTCGGACTCGTCGTGGTCCCCGCACGGGAGGGGATCACCTCTTACCCGCAAGAACTAGCCTCGCCGCCCGTGCGCCGGGCACTCCTCGTCCTCGTCGTCGTCGTTGCTGTCGCGTGCTCCTCGAGCTCGTCGACCACGGGGTACAGGGCCGTCGATGGCTCAACGGTGCACATCTCGAACGCTGATCTCGCCACGTACTGCGCGGCGATGCTCAGCATCACCACTACGTCCGACGCAGCGCAGAGTGCGGCGGCAGCGACCGTCGCAGCGAACGACCTCGATCGGCTCGCGGCCCGGACGGGCGACGCGGACACGGCACGTCGCATCGCAGCAGTCAGGGACGGCATGAACGCGCTCGTGCGTGCAATCGGTGCCGGAGCGGCCGGCCAGCAGCTGATCGACGTCCTGACGCCGAGCCTCGACGCCATGCCGCCCTGCGGCGGCGCTGGGTCGCCCTAGCCGCCCTCCTGGGCCCGGTGGTCGGAGTGGGCGATCGCGAGCTGGTAGGCGGCGCCACGGGTGCGCACGAGGGCGTCGACGACGTGCTCGGCGGTAGTGCGTGTGTCGTTGCCGGCGGTGGCGGTGAGGACGACCTGGACGAGGTCTACGACCGGCTCGAGGTCCTCGTCCACGGGTTCACGCCCTGACCCTGACGTCAGCCACGCTTAGCTGCGGCCTTCTTGGCGGGGGCTCGCTTCCGGGCGGGCGGCTTCATCGCGGCAGCCGGCGGTTCCGGGAGCGGTGCGAGGCTGGCGACGTCGGCGAGGGCGGCCTTGCGGGCCAGGTGCGCGGCGGCCTGCGCCTGGGTCTCGGCCTGGAGGGTGGCGTTGACCGCTGCGGTGCGCTGCTGCTCGACGACCTTCGCGGTCGGGGTGACGTTCGACCAGACGATGAGGCCCAGGACGGCGTCGGCGACGGCGACGAGGCCGGCGACCTGCACGTCTGTCCACGTGACGATGTGGAGCAGCACGAGGGCGAGGAGGACCGCCTTGATGGCGGCGGACCAGGCGACGGGCTGGTTGCTGAACTTCATCCGGTGCCTCCCGGCGTGGTGGTCGTGGTGGTGGCGATCAGCTGCAGCGGCGGGATGACGGGCGCCTCGAGGAGGTTGCCGTCGGGGTCGAACTTCGGCGGCCGCGGTGTCGGGCAGAGGTCGCCGATGTGGGCGAGCGCGTCGCGGTCGGCGCTGATCGTGGTGGTGATCTGCTGCGCGATCTCCGGTGTCACGGCGTCGCGTGGCCTGATGACCGCGTTGGCGATGTCCGCGAAGAAGCGCTCGTCGTAGTCGCGGCGGCACGACTGAGCGGCGAAGCTCGCGGCGGTGTAGTCGGCGGTCGGGCGGTTGCGGCGCGCCGTCGTCGTGAGGTTCGAGATGGTGCTGCTCTTCTCGTAGTAGCCGGTCGCGTAGAAGACGAGCACGACGAGGAACAGGCCACCGACGATCGAGAGGATGCCGCGCTTGATGCGCGGCCACGTGAGGGTCATGGGTGGTGCTGCTCCTGTTGTGGGTGCGGGGGTTCGGGGTGGGCGTACGGCCGGCCGGCCATGCAGTCGGCGGCCTTCTGGAACCACACGTCGCGCTCGTGCAGCGCGTCCTCGAGGCGGTTCTCGAGGGTGGCGATCGTGGCGTCCTTGTCGATGCGGAGCCGGTCGATCTCGGCTCGGTAGCGCTCCTCGGACCGGTCGCCGGCCTTGATGAGGAGGGTGGTGGCGATGCCGAAGAGCGTGACGAGCACGCCGAGCAGGGATGCTGCGCCGACGTCGCCCATCAGGTGGCACGTCGATCGACTCGGACCGCGAGGGGGACGAGCCCGCGGAGGAAGATGATTCCCCAGGCGATGAACTGGCTCGACCACGTGAGCACGGCCTGGCGGACGCCGCCGGCGGTGAGGAACCGCTGGGCGGCCGGCTTGTCGCCGAGGTAGGCGACGACGACGACGCCGGCGCGCATCGCGAAGGCGGCGAGGGTGGCGGACCCCGCGAGGATGACGAGCTCGCGGCGCATGGTGACGGCGGCAGCGAGGGAGAGGAGGCCGGCGCCGAGGAAGAGGGTGGCCCACCATCCGGGCGCGTCGAGGTAGGGCAGCTCGGTCGTCGACTGCGCCGAGCCGAAGAGGATCAGCGCGAGGAGGACGAGCGTGGCGCGCGCGAACTTCGTCGAGAGCGGCTCGAGGTCGGTGATGATGGGGCGGGGCATGGCCGCAGTCGGTCAGCTCGTGAGGATCTTCGCCGCGGCGGCGAGGAGCGTGTCGTCGTCTCGGAGCATGTTGAGCTGCTGCGGGTCGATGATCTGCACCGGGCCGTAGACGCTCACGAGGTACTGGTAGTGCTCGCTGTCGGGGCCGGGGAGCCCGTTGGCGCCGTCGTGGTCGGCGACGGTGAAACGGCTGAACCCGTCGGTCTTGTAGACGATCGAGCCGTACTCGGCGCCTCGAGGGTCCTTCGGACACTGGACCAGCGTGATCTTGGGCATGTCGTCGTCCTCCTGGTCGGTGGCCGGCGCCGGTGCGGCGCCGCCGAGCTGCTGGCGCGTGGCCTCGATGAGGTCAGCGAACTGGTCGAAGCGGGGGCCGGGCAGCGGGCAGGTGTGGCCGCCCCAGCTGCGCCCGCCGGCGAAGTGCGGCGTGTAGCCCGACTGGAACGGGTCGGTGTTGACGACGAGGGGAAAGGGGTCGATGGCGTGGAGCCAGGCGCAGAGGCGGCCGCCGGCGGTGATCTGCTCCGGGGTCAGCGGTTCGCCGGTCATGCCCTCGAACTCGATCGACCAGAAGTTGGGGTTGCCGTCGCCCTCGGCCCACGCCTTGACGTCGGTGTCGACGTACTGCTCGATGACGCCGGTCTTGCTGATCCAGAAGTGCGATGACGCCTGCACGGCCGGGTCGTTGAAGCGGCGGAAGAGCGATCCGTAGCCGACCTGCGCGTGCGGGACCGGGCCGCGCACCGGATGGAACATGCGGCCGGACTGGTTGGCGACCGGACGCCACACGGCAAAGGGGCATCTCACGACGTGCTCCGCCTCGCTGCGCGAAGCGACGGGATCAGCCGAGGATCGCTCACGCGGAGTTGGCCTCGAGCTTGTTGACGCGCGCCGCCTGCTCGGCGATCGTCTGCTGCGCTTCCTGCAACTGCGCGGCGAGCTGCTGGACGGCGAGCTGCTGGCTGGCGATGAGCGCCAGCAGGGCGAGGATCTGCTCGGGGGTCATCCGACGAGTCCGAGGGCCTGAAGGTCGTCGATCAGGGCGGTGACGCCCTGGAGGAGGTCGATGTGGTCGGCGCGCAGCGCGTCGAACTCTGCCTTCGTCGGGGTGGCGCCGGCGGCGACCGCCGACGTCAGCGCAGCGATGGTCTTGTCGGCGGTGTTGTACGTCTGGGTGTACGCGCCGGGCCGGACGACGGGTGTGGCGTTGAAGAAGCCGAGCTTCTGGGTGGTGGCGGTGCCGATCTTCGTGCCGGTGGTGGCGTTCAGGATGATGTTCTTCGCGTCGGGCATCGTGAGGTGCCCGCCGCCCACCAGGTCGCCGACGACAGTCAACGTCGCCGCCGCGGAGCGATAGATGCCGGTGTCGGACGCCGAGCCAAACAGCACGGCCGGGACGCCGAATGAGTTGCCGAGAGCGACCTGCACGGCGCTGCCGGGCATCACGATCAGGTTCGACGCGTTGATCTGCAAGGCGCGCGTGCCGCCGGCCGACACGTCGAGCCCGTTGGCGACGCTGGAGTAGATGCCCGTGTCGGTGTCACCGACGAGCGTGATGCCCGGCGCTGCCAGTGTCCCGCCCTTCACCTGCAGCTGGCCGTTCGCGCCGACCGCCAAGTAGATCGCGTTGGCGTTGTCGGTGATCTGCAGCAGGTTCTTCGTGCCGGCCAACGGCTGGGTGATGACGATGCCGAAGATGTCGATGGCGGGCTGCACCCACAGCGCCTGGGTGGGAAGGGTCCCGCCGCGGAACGTCGGGTCGACCTGGCCGGTGGCGAGGTGCTGCCACCCTTGCCCTTGGATGTCGCCGTTGGCGGTGACGTAGAACCGGATGGCGTTGCCGAGGATCGTCTCGTTGGCGTGCTTGTCGACGACCATGATCGGGAACGAGCCATAGTTGGCGTGGGTGGACGCGCCGTACGTAGCGTCCGTGACCTCGACGACGATGCCGGCCGCGTCATCACTGAGCGGCTTCACGACGAGCCCGGCGAAGATGTCGATGGGCACCGCGGCGGGCGTGGTGCCGATGCCGACACGAGTCGCCGGGTTGTAGTTGACGCCGAGGGCGCCAGACATCTGGTCCCCCGACTTCGCCACCTTGAGCGCCAGCGCGTCGAACACGGCGTTCTGCGAGGGAGCGACGCCCGTGACCGCGTCGGCGATGGCGTCGGCGACCTTGGCGTCGGCGTAGGCGGTCGTCGCGAGGCGGGTCGAGTTGTCGCCGGGCGTCTCGGTGACCCCGGTGGGGTGACCCGTGAAAACGGGGGACGCCTTGGGAGCGAGGGCCGACAGGTCCTGGTCGCCGGTGTTCGTACCGGAGCTCGTGCCGGAGTGTGTGCCGGAGAACGTGCCGGACTGGGTGGCGAGCGTGCCGAGGCCCAGCGTGGCGCGCATGGCGGTGTCGTCGGCGTCGTCGAGCAGGGACCGGGCGAACGTGCTGAACGTCGCCAGCGACACCGCGCCGAGCCCGGTGAAGTACGGCAGCCGGTCGGCGGCACCGACAAGGGCGGCGAGGGCGGTCAGGTTCGCGTTCGACGCCTGCTTGCCAGCCAGCGCCGTCGTCATGGTCGCCGCGAAGTTCGGGTCGTCGCCAAGCGCGGCGGCGATCTCGTCGAGCGTGTCGAGCAGCCCGGGCGCGGACGCGACGAGCGCTGCGATCGCCGTGGCGATGGCGGTGTCTCGAGCGGTCGCCTCGGCAGCGACCAGCGACGTGACTTCGGCGTCGCGGGCGATGGCGGCGGGGATGCGGGCGTCGGCGACGGTGCCCGACGTGAGGTTGTCGGCGTTGCGGGCGAGCGCCGCCTCGGCAGCGACCGCGGCGGCGACCTCGGCGTCGCGGGCGATCGCCGCGGGGATGCGCGCGTCGAGAAGGGTGCCGGTGGTGATCTGGCTCGCGTCGAGCGCGACCTCGTCGCTGCCGCCGTCGGCGTGGCTCGCAGCGTGCGCGGTCGGGGTGCGAGCGTCGCTGAGGCGGGCGTCGTTGATCGGGGCCCGGCCGGCTACTTGAGCGTCGGTGTACGCCTCACCGGCTGCGAGCGCTGCCGCTGCAGCGCCGGCTGTGTCAGCGCCGACGTCGGACGCGACGAGGACGACAGCACCCGTGCGTCCTTGCACCGAGTCGACCGCCCCGCTGGAGGGCGCTGGCAGCGCCGTGGGCTCGAGCGCGAGGTGCGCACCGACGTCCTCCGCGGCGCCGGAGATCGGGACGGTGAACGTCTGGACGACCCGTGATCTGCCGGTGGAGGTGATGGCGCGGTAGACGGTGCCCGGCGGTGTGATCTCGGCGTTCGGGACGAGCTTGAGCTGCCAGACGCCGGTCTCGTCGGTGGTCGTCGTGGCGGCCATCAGGATTGCCCCGCCGCTGGTGTAGGCCGGACCCTCACCATCGAGCGCGGCGACGAGTTGGACGGTCACGGCGAGCCCGGCGACGGGAGTGGCGCCATCGAGCACCGTCTGACGCATCAGGGTCCTGCTCACAGCATCGGCACCAGGACGCCGTCGAAGGAGAAGTAGCTTCCGAGCGCCGGGGTCACACCGGCGCGCACGAGACCAGTCGCCAGGACGTAGACGACATCGGGGGAACCGGAGTTGGCTGCCGCCGAGATGTGGTTGTAGGGCGGCCGCGACCCCACGGGGAGCGTGAACACCGATGTCGTCGCCCCGCTGGATGTGGTCGCCAGCCCTCGGAACGACAAGTAGTCGCCGACTCGTCGGTAGGACACGGGCGCGTAGCCGGCGCCGGTGTTCGACCAGCCCGCAGCGAACACGACGTCGGTCCACGCGGCGTCGCCTTTGAGGTACTCGAGGTCGCCCTTGAGGGCGTCGTAGGTGGGCTTGGCGAACGGGTCACCCACAGCGAGGGCGGGGATGGCTGTCCACAGCACGGCGTGGAGCGTGCGTGTCGGCTAGACGGGCGAGGTCACCAGAACAGGACCCCGCCGAGGGTGTCGCCGATGCGCATCCACTTGGCAGTGTCGGCCTTCGAGGCGACGAACTTCGCGGTGACGCTGCGCTTGGAGATCGTGAGCGTGCGACCTTCGATGCGCAGCTGGTCGTCGTAGGCGGCGCCTCCTCCGGGCGGGTGGCGGATCACCCGCACAAGGTCGCCGATCTGCCGGCCGAGGATCTCGGGCCACAACGCGTCGGTGGCCCGCCCGTCGAGGGAGAGCTCGCGGATCCGGAACAGCGGGTTGGCGCGCTGGCGGAGGATCGCGCGGGCCTTGTTGTTGGCCTCCTGGTCCGTGGGGTTCAACTGGTCGGACTGGTTGAGCGTCTTCACCATCTTGAGCGCGGTCTGGCTGGCAGCATCGTCGACGATCTGAGCGACGGGCGTGTCGTTCGCGTCGACGGGTCGGCGGGTGATGCTGACCCGGTTGAAGACCTCGGCGGCCGACTCCGAGCCCCGCAGGCCGCCTGTGACGTACGGGAGCGCCGCCGGGGTGGTCGCGGGCAGCGCGCCGGTCACGTGGTCCGTGCTGTCGCTGTAGACGGCCTGGACCGTGTCGTAGGGGCTGCGGAGCGGCCGGTGGCGCTCGTGAAACACGAGCGACCCGTCGCGGCCGGTGAAGAGCCTGCCGCCCTCGGCCTCGACGACGCTCTGAAAGTGCTGGAGCGTGTCGATGGGCCCGTTGGCGAAGGCGTCGGAGGCGAGCCCGGGCAGGACGGTCAGACCGGTGTCGATAGAGCGGAGCGCGGCGGGCCATCCGATGATGTCGAGGAGCCGGCTGACGCGCTGTCCGGTGGTGTCGCCGGCCCATGGGGCGGTGCCGAGCTTGTAGTGGTTCAGGATTTGCGCGGCGCTGAGAGCGACGGGGTAGATGGCGAGCTCGTCGATGAAGGTGTTGATCGTCCCGCTGAAGGTGATCCGGTTGGTGCCGATCATCATTTGCATGCTGGAGTTGAGGATCGCGGCGCTCGTCGTCGAGCCGACGAGCACGCCGTCGACGTAGAACCGGAAGGTGCCGGTGGCACCGGTGCTGCGGGTGACGACAAGGTGGTGCGCTGCGCCGTCGTTGATGGATCGGGGTCCGGCGACGTAGGTGTCGCCGGCACCGGTGGCGATGTCGAGAGCGGGCACGCCGACGCCGGCGGCGCCGCTGGTGTAGAGCGATCCGACGACGATGCCGATCCCGGAGGTGGCGCCGTCGCTGAGCACGACGAGCTGCTGGTCGTTGCCTTGGAGCTCGAACCAGCCCTCGATCGTGAACGCGCCGGGCGGGTACCAGCTGGCCATCGACGCGCTGGCCATCCATCCCTGCCCGGGGATGTACCAGGAGTGGCCGATGTCGGCCGTCACGAGCGATGGCGTCCCGGGGATGATGGGGGTCGGGTTCAGAATGACGGCGCCGTGGCTGTCGGGCAGGTTGCGGACCGCGAGGTTCTTGCCGTGGAGCGAGTCGACGATGGTGGCCGTGCTGGCTGCGTCGTCGAAGTGGTACAGGGCGTAGGCGCCGTCGGTGATGGCCGCGCCGCGGAAGCCGGTGTCGAAGACGCTGCCGAGGAACGCGAACGAATCGGTGCAGGTGATCGTGGCGAAGTCGCTGGCCATCTGCATCCAGGTGGGTGCGAGCTCGTCGACGTAGCCGTACCACTGGGGGTACGCGGTCGAGGCCCACGTGGCGATGATGCGGACCGGGGTGCCGATGGTGACGCCGAGCGCGCCCGCGTAGGTGGGGTCGAGCGCGCGGGTGCTGTTGTCGACCTCGACGTTGAGGCGGCCGCCGCTGAACGTGTCGGTCTCGCTCTGGCGGCTCGGGTCGGTGGCGGTGCAGGTGTGTATCGCGCCGAGCGACGTCCAGGCGCCGACCGGGACGGTCGACAGGGGCCCGTAACCGATCGCGGCCTCGAGCGTGAAGGTCGGGAGGCCCATCAGCCGCTGAGGCGGGTGTTGGTCAGGCGCAGGTCGCCGGTGCGGCGCAGCTTGCGCTGGAGGCCCTCGTGGACCTGGTCGACGAGCGAGTCGGCGGTGCCGACGTGACCGGCGTCGATCTGGATGGCGCCGTCGTGGAAGTGCAGGTGGAGCTCCTGCGAGCCGGCGCCGGCGGCAGCGCGCGCGCCGGGCCCTGCGACGATGCCGCCGGTCGCGCCTGCGTAGAGCGCGCTGGCGGGGCGGACCTGGAGCGCGGCGGAGACGCCGGCGCTGGCATTGCTGGCGGCGACGAAGGCGATGCCGCTGCGCGCCGTGATGCCCTGGGCGAGGCCCTCCATGAGGTAGGCGCCGTTGCGGGCCATCGCCTTCGACGGCGAGAGGATCTCCCACGGGTGGGTCATGTAGTGCATGACGTCGCCGGCGATCGACTTGAGGTGGTCCCAGAGCTCGCCGCTGAACGACGCGATGCCGTTCCAGAGGCCGATCAGGAGGTTGCGGCCGGCGGTGTAGAGCCACTCGCCGGCGCCCGATGCCCAGTCCCAGAGCCGCGACGGAAAGCCGGTGATCTGGTCCCAGACGAACGACCAGGCGGTCGAGATGCCGTCGGCGAAGCCGTGAATCATGTTGCCGCCGAAGTCGCGCAGCTTCTCGACGCCGCGCATGAAGCGTTCCTTGAGGACGTCCCACTTGTCGTAGATCTCGTAGATCGCCAGCGCGACGAGGCCGATGGCGGCGCCGACCGCGATGACCGGCAGGATGGCGCCGCCCAGCACGGCGAGCCCGCCGGTCCCGGCCGCCATGGCGAGGATCCCGACGACGGAGATGACGCCGCCAGCGGCCGACAGCGCCGGACCGAACCGGTCGCCGAACCGCATGGCGACGTCCATCACCTTCGCCCGGAGCGCCTCGAGCTTGCCGTGGGTGGTGTCGGCCTGCTCGTCGGCCTGGGCCGCGTAGCGCTGGCGGATGAAGGCGTTGAGCTGCTGGATGCCGTTGGACGTCGCCGCCGCCTTGGCCTCGGCGTCGGCTGCGGTCTGCGCAGCGGTCGACTGGTCGGCGGCGGCCTTCGACACGGCGTCGCGCAGGCGACGCTCCTCCTGCTGCTGGGACAGGGTCATCTCACCCGCGGTCGCGCCGTCGGCCTGCACCTTCGTCAGATCGGCGTGCGCCTTGGCCTGCGCCTCGAGGGCGTCGCGCAGCTGCGAGGTCTCGGAGGTCGTGATGGCGGTGGCGCTTTGCTGCTTCGTCTCGGCGTCGGCGGTGTTGCCCTTCGCCTTGGCGACGGCCTCCTCGGCGTGACGAAGCTCCTGGCGCTCCGACAGCGACATCCGGTTGGCGTCGGCCTGGCGGGCCTGCAGGTCGGCGTAGTTCTGCTCGGCGTCGTGGAGTCGCTGCACCCGGTCAGCGAGGCTGCCGGTGCCCGTGGCGAGCTCGGTCTGGGCCTTCGTGACGTCACCGCGGGCCTTCGCCAGGGCTTGCTGGTCAGCGATCGACGGCTTGGCCTTGTCGGCGATGCGCTCCTGGAGGTCAGCGAGCCGCTCGCTGGCCGACATCTCCGCCTCCCGCGCCGCCCGAACGGCGTCAGCGGCCGCCGTTACGCGCTGCGCTACCGCCTCGGCGTTGCGGATCTGCACGTCCGACACGCGCTCGTCGCTGGACTGCACGGCGTCGTTCGCGGTCTGCAGCTTCTGTGCCCATGCCTCGCGGGCCGCGGCCATGCTCTCGGCGGCTCGCGCCTCGAAGTCCGACAGGGACTGCGTAGTCGTGGCCAGCTTCTCGTTCGCGGTCGCGAGCTTGGTCGCGGCCGTCTCGGCCTCGGTGGCCGCCTTCTTGCTGTCCTCGAGGGCAAAGCCGAGCGACTTGAACGACTTGAAGTTGCCGGCAAACGCCTTGTCGATCATGTCGGCCGCCTCGGCGAGGCCGATGCCCTTCCGGGCGGCGATGTCGAGCGCGACGTCCATCTCGCCGAGCGCGGTCGTCGGGTCGCCCGACGCTGCGGTCATCCGAGCGAGCGCCTCGTTGGTCTGGTCGCTCGTGAAGCCGTAGTGCTCCATCTTCTTGTCGACGGCATCGACCTGGTCGGCGTAGTCGACGAGCGAGGCGTCAGCGCCGGCGAAGGCGCCCTTGAGGTCGGCCTCGGCGCGCGCCAGCGGCGCGGCCAGGTGGGTGAGCTCGATGCCGATCGCGGCGACGCCGGCGCCGACAGCGGTGGCGATGCCGCCGACCTGGGAGAGCTTCATGCCCTCGCCAGTGGCGCCCCGGAACGACGACTGCAGGATGTCGATGGAGCCCGACAGGCCCGACACGATGCCCTGCAGGGGGCCGAGGCCGAGCCCGGAGCCGGCGGTCGAGGCGATCGACGACAGGGCGGTAGAGCCGCGCCCGCCGAGCGTGGTGAGGCCGGTGCCGACGCGGTTGGCGGCCGCCTCGAGTCCCGACATCGACTGGTTCGCAGCGGCGGCGCCCCGGTTGACACCGGAGCCGTCCATGGTGACGGTGTAGGAGACGCTCTTGGGCATCAGTGGACCTCGAAGCCGAGGTTGCGGAACACCTGGTCCATGGCGGCCTCGACGGCGGGGGTGATCTCGCCCTCGAGCTCCCCGGCCGCCTTGTAGAGGATCCGCGCCGGCGGCGAGTGCATCGTGACGGTGTGGCTGTCGCCGCCCTTGCTGCGCCGCTGGTAGTGGCGACCGAACTCCTGGGCGCCGGCGCCCGGCGCGCTCGACCGCACGCCGATCTTCCGCTTCGTCTTGAACACCTTGAGGCCGGCGTCGATCTTGCCCGTCGACCTCGACCTGCTGCGCGACTGCAGCGACCGGCTGTGCAGCGCGGCCCGGTTGCGGATCTTCTGCGCAACCGGGGTGACGGCGTCGACGAGGGCCTGCTCGACGCGGTCGGGCTGCTCGAGCGTGTTGAAGGCGCGGCGGAGGTCATCGAGCCCTTCGATGCGCACGGTCACGACTGCGCCGCCTCGTTCGCCTTGACGAGCGCGATCATCTCGGCGTCGGACAGTCGGCGGCTCATCGGGCCGGCGAGGCTCGAGCCCCCGGAGCGCGCCTCGGCCGCTGCGCTGAGGTCCTCGAGGTAGTGCTCGAGCTCGTCGGTGATCTCGGGCGGGAGCTCGGGGTCGAGGAGGTCCTGGGGCCGGATGCCACGCTCCACCCAGAGCATGGCGATCAGCCGCGCAGTGGGGAGACCAGATCGGATGGGGGGCGGGGGACGTCGACCTCCGCGCCGGCCGGCTCTTCGCCGGCTGCGCCCTCCTCGTCGTCGACGCCGACGACGGTGACCTCGATCGAGTCGAGCTGCTCGCTCCACAGCTCGTACTTCGCCTGGACCTTCCCCTGCCGGCGGAGGCTGGCGTAGAAGAAGAACGCGTCCTCGAGGCTCGGGACCGGGTTGTTCGGGTCCATGACGATCCGGGGCCGCCCGTCGGGGCCGAGCACGACGTCGCCCTTGTCGTCGGTGAGCGGGATGAAGTGCGACGCGATGCTGTCGTACGCCTTGTGGAACTGCCGCTCAAACGCGAACCGGTCCGCAAGCGGCGGCGGCATCCGGTGCTCGCCGGCGACGACGGTGCCGTCGAGCATCGTCGCCTCGATGTGCATCTCCACGAAGTCAGCGGGCACGGTCAGTACGCCGCGACGGCGTTGCGGAGCACGGCGGTCCACGCCGAGCCCGACACCGGGTTGCGGGCCTTGCCGGTGACGTCGAGCTCGGCGGGGCCGCCGGCGGGCGCGAGGTCCGGGAACTTCGTCATCAGCTGGATCCGGGGGATCGTGATCTGCAGGTCGGTGTTGGCGTCGAGGATCCACTTCACGGTCTCGGTGCCGAAGTACGGCGTCGGCGAGATGGTCGAGCCGCCGGCGGCGCCGTAGAGCACCTTCTGCCACGAGCCGAGGTCGTTCGGGATGATCTTGAGCGACGTCTCGCACGTCGCCAGCTGCGGGAACAGCGCGGCCGGCGTGATCTGGAACGCGGACGGGACCGGCGTGATGCCGTTGACGAACTTGACGCTGCCCGACTGCACCGCGCCGGCCGAGGCGCCGTCGATCTGGCCGAGGCCGCCGACGGCGGTGAAGTAGCCGCCGGCGAGGCGGCTGTCGAGCGTCGCGGTCGGCCAGACGCCCACCGGGGTCATCGAGCACGCGAACGCCTTGACGCGCATGCGCAGCGCGCCGGCGCGGTCGAATGACAGCTCGAGCTCGCTGACCTTGGCGTCGTCGAGGCGCGTGTAGTTCGTGTCCTCGCGCCCCCAGAGCGTCAGGTAGTTCGTGTCGGCCGCCGGCGTGACGGTGTGGGTGTACGGCGCGGCGCCGCCGGTGACGACGTCGCTGCCGAGGCAGTTGACCAGGAAGAAGCCGAGCGCTTCCTTCGTCGCGACGGTGGTGAACTCGATCTGCGGGACCACCATGGTCCGCTCGCCGCCCTCGGCGATCCGGTTCGACCAGGTGAGGTCGAGGTCGGCCTCGGTGATCTCGACGTCGGTGACGTGCCCGGACGCGAGGCCGATCTGCTGTGCCGGCGTGGTCGCCGGCGTGCCCTGGGCGGTCTGCTTCGCGAAGCCGAGCTGTGCGATCCGCTTCTGGATCGGCGTGGTGGGCATCAGCCCTCACCCCCCGGGTTGATGATGTCGGCGAGCGCGGCGATCAGCTTCGGCCGGGGCCGGGTCCGCTGCTCCTCGGCGGCGAGCGCCTCGGCTGCCGCGGCGGTGTCGCCGTCGACGTGGCCGAGGACCTCGGCGATGGTGGCCTTCGTCGAGTCCCACGCTGCGGGGTCGACGTCGGGGTCCGGTTCCGGGTCGGCCTCGAGGAGCTCGAAGATCGGCGGGTTCTCGTCGTCGCCGGGCAGCACGGCGGCCAGGTGCGCGAGCGCCGCGCCGAGCGCGGAGCCAGGTGCGCACTCGATGTCGCCGGCCTCCAGGTCCGCGACCACGTTGCCGTGCTCGTTGACGAAGGTGTCGATGTGCGCCGCTTCGTTCACGCGCCACGTGCTCATGGGGCCGGACGGTGGACGACGGCTAGACGGACCGGGCGCCGGTTCAGATGACGCGCTCGGACCGGTACCGCGTGAGGATGGCGTCGACCTCGGGCAGCCCGGTCGGCTGATCGGAGCCGGGCCGGGCGAAGACGATGGTGGCGTTGTCGGCGGTGAAGCTCGCCGTGCGCTCCGGGAGCAGCGACGGGTTGTTGCGCCCAGGGCGAGGCAGCCGGCGCGCCAGGTAGCGGGCCATGATGAGCCCGACGTCGACGAGGTCCGGCTCGGGGAAGGCGAACCCGTGGGCGAGCCACGTCTTGTAGCGGCCGGAGACCCAGCCGCGCCCGTCGGTCCACTGCAGGGCGCCGTCCTCGACGCCGAGCAGCTGCAGGTCGCCGGTGAGGTACTGGCCGGCGTTGGTGGCGAGCTCGTACAGCTCGAGCGGCTCGGCGATGCCGGGGATGCGGAGGCGGCCGCCGGAGAAACCGGAGCCGTACGGCTGCCCGGTGACGGTCGGCGGGCCATCGAAGCCGCCTCCGGCGCCGTAGGAGCTCGTGTGCCACCAGATCGTGCGGGCACCCTCGGGGATGACGGGCGTGCCGATGATGTCGCGGAACCCGACTTCGACCGATGCGAGGACGCCGTCGAGCCGTGACGGGCTGAGCTTCGCGAGCGTGCCCTCGTCGAGCACGAGCTCGTCGGGGAGGAGGCGGGCGCCGACGACGTCGACGACGCCGCGCTCGGTGCGCACGTCACCCTCGACGGTCGCGGTGAGGAGAGCGATGAGCCGGTCGCACCGCGTCTGCGCGGGCAGCTTGTAGGTGACCGTCCCGTTGCCCTCGTTGACGGCGTCGCCTGACGACACCTCGACGCCGGCGCCGTCGACGACGACGACGGTGAGCGGCTGGCCGTCGTCAGGGGCGACGCGCGCTCGTGCCTGGTTCGTCATGACCCACGACAGCGTGGCCGGCCGGCCGGTGACGACCCGCATGCGGCGGGCCGCCGGCTACTTCGCCGGAGCGGGCTTGGCGCCGGTGCGGGGCTTCGGGCTGGCCTTCGCGGCCTTGTCGGCCTCGGCCTGCTCGTCACTCGTCGGCTCGTCCACGGCGCCGCGGACCTCGGCGTTCTGCGTCGGGGTGACGTCGCCAGCGGAGACGTCCGCCGCGACGACCTCGACCTGGTCGACGCCCTGGCGCTGCGTCTCGTTGTGCGGCGGCACGAGGCCCTGGCGCACGGCCTCGTTCGTCGCGGCTGCGGCCTCGAGGTCGCCCTGGGGCGAATGCTGCGACGGCTCGTCGACGCGGCGGGGCAGCGCGACCACCCGGAGCTCGTTGAGCAGGTCGGCGGTGACCGTGACGCCCTTGGCCGCGACGAGGATGGTGCGCCCGTCGGGGAGGTCGGCGTAGAGGTCCTCCTCGGCCACGTACGGCTCGAAGGCGTTGGCGTTGGCGGTGGGCATGGCGGTGGTTCCCCTTCCGATTCGGACAGCCATCAGGTGAGGCTGACGACCTTGGCGAACGCCGAGGCGAGCTGGACTGCGAAGGCGGCGCGGAGCTCGGCGGCGATGGCGACGAGACCCCGGGTGAAGAAGTCCATGTAGCCGTCGCTGGCCGAGACCTCGAGGCCGGCGCGCATCCACAGCGTCGCCCAGCGCCAGTCGGCGACGACGGCGGTGTGCACTGGCAGCAGCGGCGTCGTGACCGGGGTGAACCCCCAGATCGAGCGGATCTCCTCGCCGGGCGGGTAGATGTAGCGCCCCTGGCCGTCCTTCATCAGGTTGATCGTCTCCACGTCCGTCGGGTGGATGGCGATCGCGCTGGGCTCGGTGAAGGCGCCGAGCCGGACGGCGGTGATGCCGCGGTGGATGGCGTCGAGGTCGTTCTCGGTGGCGTGGCTGGCGTCGCCCTTCGTGACGACGTTGATGCCCGACGTGCCGAGGATGCCCTGCAGGTTGTTCGTCGTGCCCGGGCCCTGGAGGACCTGGTTCTCGAGGTTGAGCCGGGTGCCGTACTGCAGCTGGCCCTCGAGGAGCGTCTGCAGCTGGCCCTGGTCGTTCAGCATGCCCTTCGTCGCGGGGACGAACTGGCCGAGCCGCTGCACGGTGGCGGTCTGGATGGCGAACTCGTAGTCCGCCTCGGGGAGCGCCGTGCCGTACGGCGTGAAGGCGGCGACGTCGCCTCGGACCGTCTGCTTGACCCACTCGACGATGTTCGACTCGGTGTCGCCCAGCGTGATGAGGTCGAGCAGGGTGATGCGCCGCACCGGCGTCTCGATCGGCGGGAACGGCGTGATGTCGGGCATCACGAGCGAGCCGGCGACGCCGATGTCGACGGTGGTGCGCTGGCGCAGCATGTCGCGGCACTCGTCGCGGGTGAGGACCTCGACGGGGTCGAGGTTCACACGCCCGGCGCGGCTCTCGAGCACACCGCTGGCGCGGAGCCGCTGGTAGTCGGCGTGCTCCACGAAGCGCCGGCCGGCGCGCAGGCGCTGCGGGCCGGTGCCGCCCTCGCGGTTGCGGCCGGGCCCGCGGCCAGCGCCGCCGTCGCCGCCGTCGTCGACCGGGCGGCCGCCGGAGTGGATGATCCGCTCGAGCGTCTTCTCGAGCCGGACGCGCATCCCGTTGATCTCGTCGCGCTTGCGGTCCGGCTCGGCGTAGAGCTGGTCGAGCTCCTCAAACTGCTCGGGCGTCGCGCTCGCGGCGTCGATCCCGCGCTCGCGGAACTCCTTGAGCTTCTCTTCCGCGACGCCACGCTCGCGCGCCTCCTCGTCAGTGAGGGTGCGGATCCGCTCGCGCAGCTTCTGCGCGTCCTCCTCGAGGACGTCGAGCGGGCCGTCGCCGCCTCGGATCCAGGGGAGGATCCTGCCGTCGGCGCACTCGTAGACGATGTGGCCGTCGCGAACGACGAGGGTGGGCTCGGTCTCGAACATCGACGCCTCCGTGTAGGCCCGGTTCTTCATGGGGCCGGACGGTGGACGACGGCTAGACGGGGCCCTTCTACGGGCGGCGGAGCAGCGCCCGCGCGTGGCGGTTTCGCAGGACCTCGAGGTCGGCCGCCGGCGGCGCGGCCGGGTCGGTCCGCTTGCGCTCGCCGGGTGTCTTGCGGCGCAGGTCGACGGTCTCGGTGACGGGGTTGGCGCCGCGCACGACGCTGGAGACCTCGGCGAGGTCGCCCTTCTGGATCTTCTCGAGGTAGCGGTCCTCGTCGCTCGTGACGATCTCGTTGGCGTAGAAGCCGATCGACCACTCGCGCACTGCCTGGGCCTGCATCGCCCGGTAGATCGACGGGACGCGGGCGTCTTCGAGGAAGAGCTGGCCGACGCAGCGCAGCTGCTCGGGCTCCTCGGTCGCCACGGCCACGCCGATCGGGCCGGCGTACCAGTCGTGTTGCCAGAAGACCGGGATGTTCGGGTTCTCGGCGAGGCTCTCGGCGAAGCAGCCGGGGAGCATCATCTCGCGCCAGCCCCAGCCGGCGTCGATCTCGATGTTGTACGTCGAGGCGATGCACTCGAACGCGCCGGGCTGCACGTCGACACCCTCGAGGAGTCGGAATCGCACGGGCAGCTGACGGAGTCGTGCGGTGTCGCCGGGCTGGCGCTCGGTGACGGGGACGATCTCGATGTCGTCGAGCGTCGAGCGCAGTCGCAGTTGGTCGCGGACGTTGGCGGGGGTGAGGCGCATCAGATCGTCTCCTCGTCGTCGGGGTCGGGCTCGTCGCCCGGGTCGGGTGGGTCGGCGGGCTCGTCGGGCGCGGCCGCGGGGTCGCCGGCCGGGTTGGCCTGCTGGCCGAAGAGGACCGCGCCGGGCGACATCTCGGGGAGGTCGTCGCCTTCGATCTCGAGGTCCGGGAGGTTGAGGAACCGCCGGCGCTCGCGCAGCCCCATCGTCGTCTTGAGGTTGTTGAGCATGAGGGCGGTGCCCTCGGGGTCGGGGCGCAGTTTCTCGGGCAGGTCGAACTCGACGAAGTGGTACCGCCACGCGGGGACCTGCGGCAGCAGCTGCGAGCCGATGTCGTCCTCGAACTCCTCGGCGTTGGGGCCGACGACGTCGCGGTAGAACTGGTCGCGCAGCTCCTTGACGTTGCTCTTGATGGCCCGGTCGAGGATCCCGACGAGCGGCGGGGCGATGCCGTAGGCCGCGCAGACCTCCTCGCGCGATGCCTTGATGAGCTCGATGAGCGCCGGCGTGCCGGTCTCCTCGGCGAGGCTCTGGAACTTGCCGCTGGTGATGAGCAACCGCCCGGCGTTCTCGGGGCCGGCGTACAGCTGGCGGATCGTCTCGCGGATCTCCTCGAGGTCCTTCGGCTTGGGCATCCGCTCCATCTGCAGGACGCCGCTCGGGCGGGCCTCGTTGGCGTAGTAGGCGACCAGGTGGCGCTGGATGGCCTCGTGCAGCGCGAGCGTGGCGCGCAGCGACGACAGCGGCGAGATGCCGACGGGGTCCTCTGTGTCGTCGCCGCCGACGAAGTGCACGACGTCCTCGGGCGCGTAGCCCTTCGACTTCACGGCGCCCTTGACCTCGTAGGCGAGGATCGGGACCTGCTCGCCGGCGTGCACGGTGACCTTGCGCCACGGGACGTGGTACAGCGCGCTGGGGACGCCGGCGCCGTTGCGGTCGATGGTCCAGAGCCCGTTGCCGTAGACGAGCTTGTTGAGCACGGTGCGCTTGACCAGGCGGACCTGGCCGGTCTGCGGCGACGGGAGACGCAGCAGCGCGTCGAGCTGCTGCCCGCCGGTCGAGCGGCCGGGCGTGCCGGGCGTGTCGGACCGGACGCGCTCGCGCTGGCCGTCGGCGAGCAGCCGGTAGGTCTTGAGCGGCACGGTCGCGATGCCCTGGCTGATCCGCTGGCACGCCGCCCAGACCCACGGGTTGGTCTTGTAGATCATCCGGTACGTGGCCATGCGGCTGTCGCCGTCGGGGCCGGCGACGAGCTGCACGCCGTTCCACGCGCTCGAGAAGGTGCGCGACGTCTCCAGGCCGGCGAGCGGCCAGCCGCGCTCGCGCACTTCGGCGTAGGACCCGTCGGCGGTCAGCAAGCGCACGACGGGCAGGGTGGGGGCTGGCTAGTCGGCCTCTACGTCGACTTCGACCTGGACGCCGACGCCCGACGGTTGCTCCACCACGACGAGCCGCGTCGTCGGCTTCGTCGGCGGGGGCGGCAGTGGCGCCAGCCGACGCAGCGCGGCGAGCTCGTCGGGGAGGAGCCTGAGCGTGCCGTCCAGGGTGATGTCGCTGCCCACGCCGCCCGTGTAGTTCGCGTAGACGTCGCTGGAGAGGATGAACCGCTGCAACAGCCGCGACAGGCGCTCGTCGTCGGTCATGCGTGCTCGGCCATCGTCTCGTCGCCGGCCTCGGCGGCGGTCTTCGCCTCGCCGCCGAACACGGTGCCCTTGCCGTGGATCGTCTCGGGCGCCTTCCGCGGCCGGCCGCCGCGGCGCTCCCACGTCGCGGCGAAGTTGCGGACGGACGGCTCGGTCCAGATCGGGCCGGACTTCAACCGGGCGACCGGCGCGGGGAAGGCGGCCGAGGTCTGCAGCGTCGAGGCGCGCTGGCGGCTGACGCCGAGCAGCTCCGCGATCTCGCCGATGCCGAGCAGCTCGGGGAACGTGGACTCGCTGAGGCGGCGGTCGTGCTCGTCGACGGTCATCGCCTCGATGGCGATGACGCGCGCGCCCGGCTGCGTCGGGCCGGCGGGGACGAGCTCGGCGAGGACGGCCTGGCCGGCGAGCGCGGCGGCGCCGGCGGTGACGTCCTCGGTCTCGAGGGTGAACACGGCGTGCCAGCGGTAGCGGTCCTCGGAGAGGCCGATGCTGGCGGAGTGGTCCGCGAGGAGGTCGACGAGCTGCTCGAGGTCCTCGTCGGTGAGCTTGGTGGCGCTGATGAGGTCGGCGCTGATCGTCCATTCCATCGTGGGCCTCCCCTGGCCGTTGGGGGCCGGGGTCATCGACCCCGGCCCGATCCCTTGCCCTTCGGCGGTGGCCAGATGAAGCCGTGGCCCCGCAGGCAGGCGGTGAAGTTCTTGAAGCCCCGCACGTCGCTGGGCGTTCCGCTGGTGACGCAGGTGCCACCGTCGGGGCATCGCACGATCACGTGGCCGTTGCGGCTGATCGTGACGACGAAGCCCTGCCGGTTGGCTTCCTTCACCACCTTCGCTGTGTCCTTGTCCATGTTCACCCCCTCCGGTTGACACTGTCAATGGTATAACGGGAGGCAGAACACTGTCAACGGTTTATCCAGGGGATTTGGGGCGCTGCACCATGCGGATCGTCGCCCTCGGGACGAAGACCTCGCCGCCCATCTGCGCCGTGGTCGTGCCGAGGTACGTGGCGGTCACGAGCACCAGACCGTCCGGGCAGACCGCCTCCAGGAGGCCCTCGATCGACTGCTCGTCGACGGTGTGCACGAGGATGCGCTCGCGCACGAGGCCATCGAGCCACGCCGTCGGCGATGGCTCCGCCGGCGTCGTCCACGCCTCGCTGATCGCCGCGACGTGCGCCTCGGTGCGTCGCACCCGCGCGACGTGCTCGCGCAGCAGGCCGACGAGCGACGCGCCGCCCATGCCGAGCACGACGGCCATGCCGACGACGAGGATGATCGTCTCGGCGGCGTTCACCAGCCGGCCGCCGCGAACCCCGGGCCCGACTCGTCGAGCAGTCCTGCGATCCCATCCACCATGGCGACAACTCCGTCGATCTTCTCTGCCGACCGCTTCCGGTCGGGCTTGATGTTGTTGGTCCCGTCGTGGAGGGCCTCGGCGTTGCCGGCCATCCAGTCGAGGATCGGGTGCCCGCCGTGGCGGAGCAGCGTCAGGCCGAGCAGCCGCTCGAGCTCCCGGCACGGCGCGTTCATCGCGGCGGTCGTCTGCGCCAGGCCCTCGCACTCGAGGCCGGCGCCCTCGATGCGCCGCACGAGCTGGCTCGCGTTCCACCGGTCGTACCGGCACACGCGCAGGTCGAAGTCCTGGGCGTCCTGGTCGACCTGCTCGAAGATGGCGTCGTAGTCGACGACCCGGCCGGGCGTGACGGTCAGCGCGCCCTCCGCCTCCCACGCGTCCAGCTGCGGGCGCATCGCCGAGCGCTGCTCCACCGCGGCGCGCGGCAGAAAGATGCGGGGCAGCACGAAGGTCAGGTCCTCGAGCGTCGGCGCTTCCGGTTCTGCGACATCGTCGTAGGCGTCGAGCTCGTCGTCGAGTTCGTCGTCGTCGACCTCCGGCGGAGCGGGCGCGTCGCGCTCCTGGCCGATGACGACAACCCACGCCGCGAAGTCCGCCGTCGAGGACAGGTCGAGCCCGCCGGCGCCGCCCATGCCGGCCACCAGGTCGCCGAGGTCGCGCCAGTCGACGGCGCCCGCGCACTCGTCCCACGCGTCCATGTCGAGCCACTTCGCCGACCGGCGCACCCACTGGTTCAGGTGGAACTGCCGGAAGGCGATGATCTTCGCCGGCGAGCCCTCCGCCTCGCGGGCCTCGTTGCGGACGCTCTGGATGCTCTTGAAGTCGCCGAGCGCCGGGTTCGCCTGCGTCCAGTTCGCCTCGTCGCGCCAGTCGGCGTCGCGGGGCGTGTTGCGCATCATCGTCAGCCGCGCCGGATCGAGGTCCGGCTCGCGCGCCACGCGCTCCGACCAGAGATGCTCCTCGCTCGCGAGGCCGACGGCGTCGGAGCCGGCCGTCGTCGCCGCCACCATCATCGGCTGCTCCCGCGCGCCCATGCCGGTCTTGAGCGCATCCCAGAGGTCCCGCGACGGCTGCGTCAGGACCTCGTCGAACAGCACGCCGTGCGGGTTCGTGCCCAGCGCAGCGTCGGCCGTCGACGGGATCACCTGGTAGAAGCTCTCGGTCGGCACCCACACGATGCGCATGTCGCGCTCGTAGATGCGCAGCCGGCCGGCGCGCTGCTGGGCGCGCAGCCACGGCGACAGCTCGCACATCCGCTTCGCGACGCGAAACACGATCGCGGCGCCGGTGTTCTCGCCCTTGCCCATCTTCTGCGCCGCCCCGTAGACCTCGGCGCCCTCCTCGCCGTCGGCGATCACGAGGAACAGGCCGATGCCGGCGAGCAGGTCGCTCTTGCCGTTCTTGCGGGCCAGCTCGATCCACGCCAGCACGTACTGGCGGACCAGCTGCGCCGTCTGCTCGTCGTGACGGACGACGCCGAACAGCGGCCAGATGAGCTCCTCGAGCTGCCACTGCCGCGGCTCGAACGGCTTGCCCGCCCACCGGCCCTTCGTGTGCACGAGGATCCGCTCGAACCAGCGCTGCGCCTTCGTCGCGCGCTCCGGGTCGAAGACCGCGCCCGTCGGGATGGGCGGCGGCGTCCACAGCTCAGCGTCGGGGACCCAGAGGCCGCTCGGGGCCTCGGTCATCGTCATCCCAGCATCGAGCCCAGGCCGCCGTCAGCCGGCCCGCCGTCCTCCTCGTCGAGTCTCGACGTCGGCTCGCTCATCCGCGCTCGCGACGCGTACGACAGGCCGAGCTCGGCGGCGAGCGCCTTGAGCTGCGTCGCCGCCTGCATCTTCGCCCGGAACGCCGGATGCAGCGTCGCGCCGCGCTCGGAGGCGTTCACGATCTGCTGCCCGCCCTTCCCGCGCAGCGCCTTCGTCGCCGCGTGGAACGTCGACCAGCACTCGCACCAGGCCGCCAGCAGCCCACGGTCGACGCTCGACAGCATCCCGGCCCGATCGAGCCGGCCGGCGATCCGCTTCCACTCCGCCTTCGCCTCCCGGTCGAGCCACGTCGGCGGCTTCGGCACGCCGCCCGGATCGGGCGCAGCTGCCCTCGCCTCGAGCTCGGCCTTGCTGTGATGGCCGGCGTTTCCGCTCTGCTGCACGAGCGCCAGCGGCTGCGGGGCGGGCCCTCGGCTACCCATGGGCGCCAAAGCCGCCGCGATTCGGCCCGAAACCCTCGGATGTGCACGGGTGCC